TGTGAACATGAACAAGAGATTCATCATAGGTATTGACAGAGCGAAGATGAGACTGTATGATTGTGATCAGTCCGAACAAGACAACATCCTTGACTCTGGTCAAGGCATTGAGGATAAGATCCTCGAACACAAACCCCAAAGTAAATTTGATTCCTGGCAAGTATGACCGACTCCGCTAACCAAAGATCCCGCGACAACAATGTTAATGTTGATTTCGGTGGTAATGACGCTGCCTCAGCAGCAGCAGAAAAACTTTCTAATGCCGCCCAAGATATCAAGGAGGGTATGCAGGATAAACTTGAAGATATGCAGGATGAAACTCCCAAGACTCCTGAGGATTTCATCAATAAGAAAGGTTTCAATGCTTGGGTGACTGCTGAGAAGATCAAAGAGAAAGCAGCAGAGAAGAACAAGAAAGAGGACCAACGTTTCCGTGTAGATTTGGACAAGTATTTACACTTTGCCGATGATACCTGCTCCAAACCAAGCAAGGATCAGGCTGCATACATCGAACGTCTTCGTCAACTGCATGAAGATGGTGTCAATATTGCTCGTCTTGATACTGCTGCCGCTGGATTGTCTGCTGAGTCAGGTGAGTTCGCAGAGATTGTGAAGAAGTTGAAGTTCCAAGGCAAACCCTGGAATGATGCTAACAAAGAGCACCTCGTTAAGGAACTTGGTGACATCATGTGGTATGCTGCTCAGGCATGTCTCGCTCTTGATGTTACTATGGACCATGTTCTGTATGTCAACTCTCTGAAACTGGCAGCACGTTACTCCGAAGGTAGTTTCTCTATCGAAGAGTCTGAGACCCGTGCAGAAGGTGACATCTAATGGACGGTGCAGTACATGCTTGGAACTCCATGTCCTACGGGGAGGGGTTCCTCTTCTCCGTCTGGATCTTGGGGATGTACTACGTTAAATTGCAAATGGATAAGAGGTTTGGAGGTCGCTGATGTTCTCACTTTGGATCCACTTGCGAGCATTCTTTGCTGTCGTAGTTGTTGGTTGTGCTCAACCTGTTAACTGGCAGCACTGCTATCGAGTGGACCAGTGGTTGCTACCAGAGATCGTACAGGGTTATAGACTGTGGACTGGGGAAGAAACACCATATCAGAATGAAAAAGATTATCTAAATAGTTTGGATAATCAGTGCCTAGAAGATGGCAAGATCGATTAAAGAAGCATGGGATGACTACAAACGTCATTACCAAAAAGGATTTGAGATTGTATCTAAGAAAGAAATCGTTGTATACGATGGTGCTCAGAGTAAAACAAAGGTAGGAGTTATCGCTAAGGGTGATGGTGTTCATGTTAAACCCATCAAAGGTGGTAACTACCAGGCCAGAATAGAAGTCTTGTATCAGAATGACAAGTCGGGGTGGATCTCTACTCCTTTGTTAGGTAAACCTAGGTCTGCCACAGGTAAGAAGAAGATGCCCGAGTTAAAACCTCAGGCGTTTGACATTCCTATGGATACTAAGATGTCTTTTGATACTTACTATAAGAAAGTCATCGCTGCTATTAAGAAAAGGGATGATCTTCAACTGGTAATCAAAGAGTATCTAATTGAACTAACAGATTTTTGTATGGAGCATGGTGCTACTGAGAAGAAGGAACTACTTAAAGCATATGCAGACCTAGCAGTATCAGAATACATTGATATTATGAATAACGTGGAGAAAGATTTCTCTGAGATTACTGCTCCACTATGTGTATTGGAACGTGGTGCTGCTGACTTAGATAAACTAGGGTATGGTAGGTTAAATAAGCATAATGCACAGGTGTTCCTACCTGCTGCTGGCAATGAACCACTGATTGACTTTGTTATATTTGATGAGGAAAATACGTCATACCCCTTCTCCGTTAAGAAGATCAGTAAGACAACTAACGTAGTCAAACCTCAGGATATTATTTCTCTTATCAATAAGAAACAGATTGATGGTAAGAAAGATGATTGGGTTGAGAAATATAAGAAGACTGTTGAGTTTAAGATCTTAGAAGTTCTTGCTGAGAACAAAGTGAGGGATGGTTCTTTCCTTGCACTGGAAGTGATTGCGAAGGATTTAAAATTAAAAAAGAAACTACCTCTTAGTGTGGTCCAGAACATCGATGCCATGGTCAAGGGTGGAGACCCATCCGAGTCAGATGTCAAAGCGGCACAAGTCTACTGGTTAAAACTGGCAGAGGAGTATTATAATGATGCTAAGGACTACTGGAATGCTCCAAAGCACAGTAGTGGTCAAGTTGGTATCGCCTCTCTCATCTGTCAAATGATGTTACGAAAGATCAGCAAGGATGGAGGACTGGTGTATCGTGAGGTCATTGAGCACTTTGTTATGAGGGAGGTTACCTACTACAAGTTCGCTACGAACAAAGGAATGCCAGTCTTCTACATGGAAAACCACTTGAAGAACAACCTCAAACCCACAGACCAGTATCATCTCAGAGAGAAATCATCTATTGGCAACCCTTACCGCGATAAAGTCGGAGTCCAACCATGAGTAAGAACACACACCTCGAACACCTTGAAGATGATATCTTCAATAATGGATATGCTGGTGCTCAGAATGCACTTGCATTCTTGGAGGGTCTAAAAGGTATGCTGACCACTGGTAGTGGTGGTGGTAATACTAAGGTTACTGTGAAGTGGGACGGTGCTCCTGCTATCATCTGTGGTATAGACCCAGAGACAGACATGTTCTTTGTTGGAACCAAGTCTGTCTTTGCTAAGACTGAACCTAAGGTATGTTACTCCCATGAAGAGATTGACCTATGGTATGGTGGCACTGGTGTTCATCCTAAGTTGATTGCTGCATACGATTACCTATCAAAGTTGCCTATTAAGGGTGTGATTCAAGGAGATCTTCTGTATACAGAGACACCACCACTGGTTACTATGGGTGGTAAGAGATGCTACAAGTTTAAACCTAACACTATTACTTACTGTGTAGAGAAAGCAACCGAGATGGGTGGTAAGGTAGGTAATTCTACTGTTGGTATTGTTTTTCATACTAAGTATAATGGATCCACACTTGCTGAGATGTCGGCAGGATTTGGCGTTGACGTTTCTGGTCTTCAAGGTGTGTCTGATGTTGCAGTATTCTCATCAGACTTCACCAACACCAACGGCATTGCAAACCTCAGTGCAGGAGAGAAGAACAAACTAGAAATGAGTATGAGAACTGCGAAGCGCAACTTGGATTCATCTAGGAAGTTCTTGAATGAGATCGGTGGTACTACTAAGGGCATGGGACCTGCTGCTTTGTTTAAGATTTATTTCAACCAAGTGATTAGGACAGGTAATATGCCTACTAGTTCAGCGCAGATGTTAAATGGGTTCAAGACCTTTGTTGAGACGAGATATGCAGAGAAAGAAGCAGGTGTGAAGACACCAAAGGCGAAGGCAAATTGGGCAGAGAAAAAAGAAGAAGCAATTAAATACCTAAATATTAATAAGTCTGATATCTACCGCGCTTTGGGAGGATTTATGAATCTCATTAACGCTAAGGAGCAGATCGTCAACCGACTCAAAAAGATTGAAGGTGTCGGTACATTCCTAGAAGATGAGAAGGGATACAAAGTCACTAGTCCAGAAGGATTTGTGGCCATCAAGGATGGCATGGCAGTCAAACTTGTTGATAGACTTGAATTCTCTCGTGCAAACTTCACCGTAGCAAAAGATTGGGGCAAATGAGATTTCGTCAGTTCATTATCGAAGCAGCAGCCGCTGTTGCTAAGAAAGCATCCTCTGCTAAACCAAAGAAGAATGAGGTAGTAGACAAGCATGTTGCCATCACTTTTGGTAGGTTCAATCCTCCCCATGCTGGACATGGTAAGTTGATGGATGCTGTGAAGTCACACGCTGGTGACTCTGGTAACTATCGTATCTATCCCTCACGTTCTCAGGATCATAAGAAGAATCCTTTACACCCTGAGCAGAAGATCGAACACATGCGTGGCATGTTCAAGGGTCATAAAGATGCTATTCAGAACTCTGAACAGCACAGAAACATCTTTGACATCCTTCGTGACTTGCATGACGAGGGTCATGAGCATGTCACTATGGTTGTTGGTGATGATCGTGTCAAAGAGTTTGAGAATCTGACATCGAAGTACAACGGTAAGCACTACGACTTTAAGTCTATCAACATCAAATCTGCTGGTGCTCGTAACCCTGACAGTGAAGATCCTATTGAGAAACTCTCTGCTAGTGAGATGAGAAAACATGCTCAGGGTGGTAAGCACGATGACTTCCATGCTGGTACAGGTGGATATAAGAAGTCTAAGGAGATGATGCAGCACGTCATCGATGGTATGACACCACCTGAAAAGAAGAAGAAAGCACCTGCAAAGAAAGAGAAAGCAGCAGCAGTCAAGGAATCTGTGTGGGAGTATGCTCCTAAACTAGACTATGATGCATTCCGTGACTACTATATGCTCAACCACATCTTCAAGGTTGGTGCTATTGTTGAGCATGATGACACTGGTATCCGTGGTGAAGTTGTACACCGTGGTCCTAATTACATTGTGTTCCGAGATAACTATCTGAACGAGCAGAGAGCATGGTTGCAACACTGTACTGAGATCTCCGAAGGTGAAGATCAATCCAACAAATCTGCTGATGATGGTAGTGGTAATGATTGGAAAGTAGGTACTGATACTTATAGAATTGCAGTTCAACAGATGACTCCTGGTCAAGCAACTAAGAAGTTTAGTGAGTTTGTCAAGAATCAAAAGTCTATTTCCAATAAATAATACTATACTTTTCCCTAGATCAATGCTGGATATCAAGGTTAGTGCTGCACTAATGGGGTTTTCCCTGTTAGAACAGCGCACAATTCTCGACTGCGTGAAGGAAGGTAAGCAGGCACCCACCGCTCGTCTTCGATCCGCAGTCACACAAGTCGTAGAGATTATCGACACACATGAAGAAGTCGTAGAAGGATACGCTGGGTTCCCTATCGAAAAGGAACTGATCACTAAGAACAAAGGTAAGTTCAAAGACGATCGTAATATTGGTAGAGTGATCTCACAAGGTGGTCAGTCAATGGTCATCACAGGTAAGAAATCTGATGGTCGTTATTCTGTTGTAGGTAAGAAAGGCGAGAAGACTGCTAAGGCACCCGAAGATATTGGTTTGAACATGCAGAGGGAGTGGATTGATATCGATGATCTCCACAACCAAATGGTTGAAGGTATGAAGTCAGCACGTAAGAATGTTGGTGCTGATTCTTGCTGGGATGGTTACAGTGCAAAGGGCACAAAGAAGAAGGGCGGTAAGGAAGTTCCTAACTGTGTCAAAGAAGAAGAGTTGGGTGAACTCTACAAGGGTAAGCACGGTCAGACTGAGAAGCAGTATCAAGATTCCCGTTCTGATGCAGGCAAGATGATCTCTGGTGACTCTAAGTCCAGTGGATCCAAGTATGCTCAGGGTAGGAGAACTAGCAGTGATGCTGGTCCTCAAACTGCTGGCGGTTCTAAGAAACCTGCAAGTCAGGGTAAGATGGATAGCGGCAGTCGCACTGATCTCACCTTCCGTAAGGCAGCACTCAAAAAGAAGAACGAAGAGTTTGATGCACTCGTCAATGAGATTATTCTTGATGAAGCATTCGATGACTATACGTTTGAAGAACTGCATGACATCTGTGTAGAGGCACTCTGTGAACTCGATCTTGAAGAACTCAATGAGACCTTAGAGATCATCGATGACATCACTCTGTTGACTGAGGTTACTAGTCCTGCTAAGGTTAATGCTCTTCGCTTGAAGGACAAAGCATCTGGTGCTGCTGGTGTAGGTCAGACTGCTGGTAGAGATGCTGGTGCTGAGGCACGTAAGCGCCTTGGTGATAAGAAACCTGAGGCAAAACCTGAGGTTGGGGCACGACGTGAGAAGATGAAAGCAGCATTGAAGTCTGCTGGATCTTCTGTTAAGTCTGGTCTCAAAAAGGCAGGTGCTGCTGCATCTAAGGGTGCTGGGTATGCTGCTGGTGCCGCTGGTCGTGCTGCTAAGGGCGCTGCTAGTAACTTCAAGAAAGGTTACGAGCGCGGATCCCAAGGTGGTGGTAGTAGTTCTACAACATCCGATTCATCTGGTTCCACTAGCAACAACAGTGGAGGATCTTCTAGTTCTTCCAGTAGTTCTAGCAGTGAACCACGTACTAGACTGCGTGATAAGATCAAGTCTGGTATCAAGAAAGTTGTCGGTGGTGCCGCTCGTGCAGTCTCTCGTGGTGCTCGTGGCGTTGCAAGACGCATGGGTGAAGAGTCTACATATTCATGGCGTTCAAAAATGGGTCTCGATCAATGAGAGACAAACAAGTTCAACACAACGTTACTACCACTCAGAAGAAAGGTAACGTAATTATCAACCCTAAGAAGGAAGATCTAATGTCCGAATCACTAAGAAAAATTGTTCGCTCTGAGGTAGATACTCTCAGAGAATCTGCTAAGAAGAAAGCAAAGAACATCAAGGCCGCCAAGGCAGGTAAGCGTTGGCAGGATTCTGATGGCGATGGTAAGTGGTATGAACCAGGTCAAGATGTAAAGAAAGAAGAGTGTGACGCACCTG